CCCAGGGCGGTCAAGGGCGTGTTGTCATTGAAAGTAAGAGCTTGATTGGCATTGGTCACATTGAGCGGATTGAGCACATCGGTGAACACCACAGACGGCTGCGCCGTGCCATTGACAATCCAATAAGCGCGGTTGAAGAACTGCGCCACGAAGGTTGGCACCGTAGTGAAGTTGATGGCACCGGTCAGATTGCCGGCATGCCACACCGGAGCTGTCGGCGTGGAGATATCGAACCAGCCAAAGAAATTGGCGGTCGAGCCGAACCCCGGATGCGTCACCAGCACCTTGGAGCCAACCACATCCATGGTAGGCGGCACCCAGGAGCCGGTTCTCGGCACCTGCGCCGGCACATTGCCGGCCGTAATACCGGTCACGGTGACGAATGATTGCGTAGTTAAATTATAGGCAAACGGCTGATCAAAGCCGGAATTGAGCGTGGTGCGCACCGTACCATACATCATGGTGCCGACGATGAGCGCCACGCTGATCTCGGTAACACCAGGGAAGCTTGGGCTGACGCTGGTGGCAAAATCTCCGATCTTCACCGCCGCCGGCCGGCATACCCACTGATTGGTCGTCGATGGATTGGGGATCAGGTTCTGCAGGCTCTGCATGGAGCCAGGGAAGTTCTGATCAGCGTCCAGGGCATCGCCAACCCCCTTCGGGCGCCATACGATGACTTCCGTGCCGGGTTCCACGTCACCAGCCCACCAGCTTGGTGTTGCGCAGGTTCTGGAAACTGCCGCCGAACCGGCGGCGATCGAGCTTTACCGTCTTGGCGCGGTTGGTCCAGTCATCCTTCATCTGGACATAATGACGAAGAATATAACCAGCACCGCCAGGATTATCATCGCCCAGTAAAGCTGCCGCTCTGTCGTCATCGTAGCCTTTGCATAGTTCGCCAGTCATCCGCGTCAACAAATAGTTCTGATTGGGAAACCAGGGAATGACGCTGCTGGTCTGTGGTGTAACAATGTCCGGCATGTCGCGCATGTAGCGCAGCACGGCTTGGTAGGCGCCGGAGGACGGCATCCAGAAGAAGGCGGTGGGTGGTGAAGTTGCTACGTCAACGGCAAAGATTACGGGAAAGTTCGATAGTCCGGCTTGAGCAACCATGTTGTCGAATTCGGCGAGGTCCACGGGTATGAGATTGTAGGGCACTCCAGAAATGTAATAGAAGCACTCGTCAGGCAAGGCACGTAGGTAGTCTGCGGGGAAAGGCATGGAGCAACGGTTGAGGAAGTCAACGGTGGTAGGCAAATTAAAATAGAAGGTGCCTCTAGCTTGCGCAAAGTCGTAATCAAGAGCCAGCTCCTCCAAAATGACATTCAGCAACTCGCCAGCCTGCACCGTGAAGCCGGGAACACCAGCTTCCGATGCAGCCCGCTGGCATAGCTGCTGCGATGTAAGAGCCATTCATATCACTTATGCGGTGTCACCGTTGGGGGTGGCGTATAGATCGGCTGTGAGGGCGTACCACCTCCCGGCTCTTCAATCTCCGGCGGCGTACCGACAGGCTGGTCATGGATCGTCAGGTTACCAACCGCTACGATCGAAATTGTCTTGTCAGCAGTCAAGCCAACAATCTTCACGCTATGAACCTTCATGTGATCCTCCATTCAACTTCGCAAGAATACGATCCCGTTGCGTTTCCATGGTATCGATTTCTTGCCGGTGCCGCTCCTGCATGCCGGCGTTGTCTTGCAAGTATTTGGCCTCGTTGCCGCTAGGCCGATAGTTGCCGCGTCTGCCGCTGCTGTCCCACTGCGAACGAAACTCTTCATCCTTGACCCGGCGATCTTCCATCAGCTTGCCGTACTGCTTGGTCAGATGCGCAATGCTGCGTTCCAGTTCCTCCAGCTCGTTGACCCACTGCAAGCGCTGCGCCGCCCGCCCCATCTTGTCCAGCAACCAGTTCATATCGTTGTCTGGGCAATCACGGACGATGTAAGATGTCAGACTAATTTGTTTCTTTTCCGAAATTCTTACATCAAACTGGACTTGCAGGGCTATTTCTTTTGCTACAGGTTGCTCAGTTTGAGCAGTCGGTGTATCCACCATCAACCTCCAAGAATTGTCTTTGCGCTTTGGCTGGCATGCGCGCGGGTCAGTACAATGCCACGAGGGCGAGACCGACCAGCAGGCTGATGATAAAAGGCGCGATTAGCGCCACCAACATCGTCCTCATGGTTCCACGCTCGCTGCATTATTTCTCGTAGCGTCTCGCATTTGTGCTTTGGCTCTTTGTAGGTGTAGGCATGCAGGTATTCCACTCCATCAATCAGTATGTGATAGGCGTGACCGGGCAAGTCGATCACTATCTCCTGCATCTCTTCCGACTTGATGTGCTTCGATCGCGCACCACGCAACGCCTTCTGAAAGAATGCCTCTTCCTCTTGCGCCTTGATCTCCTTTGCTACTTGTTCCTCCGCCCGCTTGATGACTGCCGCTTTCTCTTCATCATTCAGCGAACAGTTGTCAAGCCGCTCAACGAACCTGCGCGGGATCGGCGGTACTTGCTTCACGAATGCACCCAGTTGCCATTGGCAGCGCAGTCAGCCGATAGCAGGATCGGCCAACCAGTCACCGCATCAAGCCCGATGAAGTCCCCATACCTGCAGATCAGCACACCGCGACCGGGGACAACCAGGGTGCCCTTCTGCGTATAGGCACCATTGATCAAGTTGCGCGGCTGGCCGGTCAGCAAGGCGGCGTTGACCATGGGGATGTCTGACTTGATGGCTTGGATCAGCGCCGTATTGGCAGCACTGGCATCCTCGTCCACGCCGACCTGGAACCCACCAAGGATGGTGGTTGAAGTCGTACCGAGCGTTCTCAGTGCCATTATCCACCACCGGTCAAGAACCCATTCAGCCGCCCCAGACTGGCATTCATCTGCGTTGACAGATCGGTCGTCATCGAAGTCAGCAATGACGTGATATCCGCCGCCTGCAACGCCGTGCCGGTGCCGCTACCGGCAATCATGGGCGACACCTGATCGAAGAAGGCCAGGGTCTGCGATGGACCCGAGCCGCCCACACCACCACCCAACGGGGAGAGCTGGCCGGACATGGGACCAATGCCCGGCGGTATCTGGTCGATCCACGCTTGATAACGAATTCTCCAGGCCATTGCGTCCTCCTTATCCAAAGATCAGGTTGAAGGCCGAAGTGCTCTCCAGCCGCATGGCGAACTGCTGGTTCTGGATCAATGTTCCATAGAAGCACTTCCAGCCGACAATTCTCAATTGGTTGAGCGGATCAGACTTGTCGCCCTCTTTCAGGTAGGTGAATTTCACATCATCCAGCCTGATCTGGCCATAGGCGCCACGGCCAAAGATGAAGGTCGGATAGACCGTGACGCCGGTAGCCGGCGCGGCCGGCGGCACCTGTGCTGTGCCGATGCCGGTGATGACAACAGTCTGTCCCGGCGCGAGCTGCGTTGCCTGCCCCTGCATAGGCCCGACAGTCGGCCCCGCCGTGGTAAGCCCAAGATTGACCGGGCTGGTCGAACCCGGCTGTGACACATAGACATTGAATGTGAAGCCGGTCAGAGCCGGCAACACCACAGAAATCGTGCCGTTGGCACCGACAACAAGGCCGGTCTGCACCTGATAGATGCGGCTCTCGAACTGGTTCTGGTTGTCGGAGGCGGTCACCTGTACCGCATAGGTACCGGCTCCCAAGTTGCCGCCACCGGCAGCGGTCGCCGTGATCTGCGCCACCCCGACAAACGAGGGCACGAGGTTCGACATGCAGAAGCGAATGCCAGACCATTCACCCAGCTCATAATTGTACAGCCGGTTGATGTCCGAATAGGACCACGCCTGATTGACCGCCGAGTTCTCGCGGAAGTCGCCGGCCACGAATGGATGCAGGACCGCCACGTAGTGCGGCATGGTGCGCGGATTGGACGAGGCCCGCGCGCCGCCGGCATTGGCCTCGATCTTGGTGTCGGTCATCTCATCGCCATCGAAGCGCGGTGCGCCGAGCGTCAACAGCATGGAGAATGCCCGGTTCATCTCATGGATGTTGATCACATCGCCGGTCACCAGCGAGGCCCGCGATCCACGCGAGTTGACAAAATTGACCTGCGTGAAGCCCATCAGCGCATTGAAAGTGTTGCGCTCCAGAGTTTCCGAGACTTGCAAGCCGGTCAGCTCGACCGCTTTCTTGAACAGGGGATGCTTGATCGTAAGCTCCGCAACGTCCGTGATAGTGATTTTGTCGCCCCATTGAAGCGCCGTCGCTGAGACTTGCTGAATTGTGAGTAGCTCGCCAGCCGGTGGAACGCCCTCCGACAAAGGAGCAAATGGCAGCGGCACACGTTGATATCGCGTAGCGGTATAGGTGGCACCTCTGCCCTTCGGCAACTCCAACGGATCACCAAACTGATACACGACAAGCTGGCGCCGGACCAAGGGGAGGGTCTTGTCTGCGATATATTGTTCAACGTCAGCCTGGAACGATGAAACGGTGTTGACGGCCATGGCCTAACCTCAAATGCTAGAGTGGCTGACCGGCAAGCCTGTCCTCCAAAGTGTTGCCGCGACGGGGTTCACGACGCGCTACCGTACTGTCACTCCCGGCATTGCCGGGACGCGTCGTTGCATTACGCACGCGCGCCTCCGCAGCCTTGCGCTGCGCGCCTCCGTTCTGTTTGAACTTCAGCATGGCATTCTCACCTATCAAATAGGCAAGAATGACTTCACGCGGCGCATTCGAGCCGTTCTTGCGCATCTTGACAAGTTCTTGCTCGATCCGTTCCGCGTGCTTCTTGG